AATCCTCTAGCCTTCTTTGTCTGCGATACTAGAAGTCCTGAGACTGCCAAGAAGATTGCTATTAGATATTGTAATCAAAATGATTGTATGGCATATCTTATGGTTGACACTCAAAATCCAGCAGAAGATTCTGGCGAGGGTTTCGCTCAACTTATCAAAGATGTTGGTGGTGAAGAGAACGTCAAGAATATCTCTGAGTATCGTAGTCTGCTACAGTCTAGTACCAAGGGCAGAACTGGTACTGGTGCTGGTATGATTAGTAAAGACGAAATCTTTCTGCTAAAAAGTTCTAAAGATTATAAGCCTGATGAGTGTTCTGATCTTAGCGGCAATAATCTTAATGACTCTGCTCAACTTAGCGAACTGAGTGATAGTCTGGTGGAAGGACTAGAAGATGCTGAACAGGTAATCTATGTTCCTATCACTAGATATAAGTCTGTTAGTCCTTATCCCGACATTCATAGTATTTATAGTCTAGCAGGTAAAGATAATGTCTTAGGTGCTTTACTATTCAAGAAATATAATATTTATGCTATCAAGCAAGGCTCTGTATCTAAACTACAAAAGCAAGGTATCAATCTAGTTTGCTTTAACAAATGGTTTAAGAGTAAGGCTGCAAAAATGTCTAAGAAATTAAGAGAGGAAGTAGGTAAATATGATGCAGTCATAAACTACTGTGACAAAGAGTATTCTACTTCAGATTTTAAGAAGACAAGAAGTTGGAGTAGTCAGCCTGAGCGTTCAGATAGAGTTCTAATGGCTAATCTTTTAAATATCTATGGCCTTGACTACAAGGATTATATTAAAAATGAGTCAGTCACTCAGGCGATGGATCAGTGGCTACTTATCTACTACTTTGCTCAGGTTGCAAATAGTGAATACTTTAATCTTAGAGCATTTAGTAGACAAAGACTTGAACAGCATGTGAATAATATAGCAAGTGAATACAACATCGTAGAAGATGCAAAGGATATTCACACTAAGATTCTTAAACTAAACAATATGCTTTTTGAATTTAAGAAACTGTATGGTTACGAAGAATTACCATGCGGTAAGAAATCACGTAGTCAGGCAATCATCAAGACCCTGCCTAAGATGGATGCTCTTAGAAAAATTCTTAAAGGTGCTATTGACAGTTCACCGATACTAAAGTATATTGTTAGTGGTAACGATGAGTTGGATATTGAGAGGATCAAGAACAGTGATCCTACAAATATTCACAACAATGGTTACTATGGTCGAGACAAATGGTTTGACAATGTTGAACTCAGCGAACTGAGAACAGCAATAGGAAATTTGGTTTAAGGTTTTTATCACAGGAGTTTAATTATGAGTGTTCCTTTTATGTGGGTTGACGGTAACTTAACGGTGATCTTAAAGAATAAGGCTCACCAAGTAATTCCAGATCATACTAATTACAAGTTGATTCTGGAAGCACTACCAACTGCGACAGAAGATGAGTTGCTAGAACTGGTAGACATTGAGAAGGCTGTTGCTAGTTTTAGTGACGGACAAGTATCAATCGTAAATGGTAAGGTAATGTTTGAAGGTGAAGAAGTTCACGGCAGCATCAGCAAAAGAATTATAGAATTTATGAGCAAGGGCTTGCCCTTTGAGCCTCTTGTAAAATTCTTGAAAAATCTTATGGAGAATCCAAGTATGCAAAGTCAGCAAGAACTGTATGACTTCTTGGAGCATGAGAATCTTCCTATCACTGAAGACGGTTGTTTTCTTGCTTACAAAGCAGTCAACAGCGACTTTAAAGACAAGTGGAAAGGAACATTCGACAATAAGGTTGGTCAGGTCTGCGAAATGCGTCGAGCAAAGGTAGACGACAATCGTAAAGTTGGATGCTCACAAGGTCTTCATGCGGGAGCGTTGAACTATGTTGCTAACTATGGTAATGTTGATGCTGGTGATAACATCGTGATTGTTAAAATTAATCCTGAAGATGTTGTCAGTGTTCCTAGCGATTGTAACTGCGAGAAACTTCGCACTTGCAAATATGAAGTAGTCGGTCTTTATCAAGGTGAATTACCAAAGCCTCTTTATAAGGCTGAATTTGAGGCAGATTCTTATGTTGATGAAGATGAGTACTCAACAGTGTATGATGAGTATGATGAAGATTACTGGGATCAGTTTGAAGACAATGAAGACGAAGAGTTTTAATCAATAGGTGGCAAGAGGGGTCGCGGAGCAAATAGTCTCCAAACTCCGCGACCTCTCATAATGGAGTGTAAGTATGATTGACCCTGAGCATGAAGATTACGACGACGACGAATACAAATACTATCCAGATGGTGGGGAATGGAATAAAAATTCATTTAATTTTGATGTAAGTGCTTGGGAGAAATGGTTAAAACAAGCTATTGATGACATTATAGAAAATGATAATACTTGGATTGTTCAACCTAATAAATTAAACAAGTTTCCTGTGAGTGGTTCCGCTTCCAAGGACGTTGATAATACTCAGCTATTTGCGTACCTTGGAAGCAACCATTACCAAGAAGGAGTTTGGAAAGCAAAGTATTTTATAAAAGACGAAATTAATGACCTTTGGAATAAACATATACAAGCTAATGCTGTACATTTTTTAAAACAGCCAAGGTATTACAAAGGTTTGTTCGACATACTCAATTAAAAGGATATATCTATGTCAGAAGGGCCAGAAGAACAAGAAGAAGATGAAGATGGCTGGATGGAAATTATAAATTTACATAAGTTGGCAGACTTTAGTAGAAAAATTATATATCATAATTTTGATGAATCTAACGACGAGTATAGCGATCAAGAATTTTTGGAAATTGTAACGCAAATGAAGTTAAGTACAGAGAACTACGAAGAACTAGAGCAAGTTCTACCGATACAAGAAACAAAAAACATACTGAAGTCTTTATGTATTTTAAAACATAGAAAGAAAAGAACAGTATACCTTATTAAAGAAGATGATTATGATGAATTTTTAGTTCAACTAGGGCAAAGGATGATAAGTAATATCGTACTAGGTTTAGTTAAAAAAGGTCTGGTAGATTCAGCTTTTGATGATGAAAAAAACGATTTTGTATTTTGGGTAAAGAAAAAAAACGACAATGAAAACGAAAAAACCGATTGATTTAGATGTTAGTCTAAAATATACTTGTGACTGTGGTTTGTCTCATTGGTTATTTTTAAGAGAAGCCCAAACTGAAAATTTTAAAGTAGTCTGTGAGTGCGGAGAACAATTTAGTCCTGCTATAATATCTAAAATAGATATATTATATAATGAAGGAATGGCTAAACCTTGTAAAAAACCTCTGTCTGATTCTGTTGTTAAATCTTGCGTTGATTTACTTTTAACATACGGCTACTCGAATGAAGAGGCTATTAAAGCAATTAATGAAGCTGTTGATAATTTGGATTCAGATGATATATCTGAAATTTTAAAATATGCTATGTCTAATTTTGGAGATTAAATTATGAAAAATTCACTTAGGCCAACAAGTTTTGATGATGTTATAGGACAACAGGAGACTGTAAAACGTCTTAGAGTTATGGTAGAAGGCTGTAAAAACTCAGGGCAAGTTATGCCTCATGTTTTAATAGATGGCCCTCCGGGGCTTGGAAAGACTACTCTTTCTAGTGCTATCTCCAATGAACTGGGTCAGAATTTGTATACGGTCAACGCTGCTACAATAAGAAGCATAAAAAACCTTATGCCATATTTAATGGGTATGGAGCCTAGATCAGTGTTATTCATTGATGAAATTCATAGACTGCCCAAATTGGTTGAAGAATTTCTGTATCCTGTTATGGAAGATTACAGAATAGATATGTTGGTGCAGAATCAACCCGAATCTATTGATTTACCAGTTTTTACAATGGTTGGAGCAACAACAAGTGGGGGTAGTTTGAGCCAGCCTTTTTATGATCGTTTTGTAATAAAAGAACATTTGTCTTTTTATACTCCAGATGAACTAGCTAATCTAGTCAGGTCGAACGCTGATAAGCTAGATTTAGAAATATCAGAAGAAGATATGGTAGAAATAGCAAAAAGAAGTAAAGGCACTCCTAGAATTTTAAACGCTAGATTGCAATGGTACAAGAACTATACGGCCTTTTATCCAGAAGAGAAGGATGTTAATACTATATTTAATAGTCAGGGTATTGATGAAAACGGGTTCGATTCTAATGATAATAAATATATAGAAGTACTTAGAAGCAATCGCTGTAATCCATTAGGTTTAAAGAGTATCTCTAGCATGACTGGTATTGCTATGGAGACTATTGAGAATAGTATAGAACCGTATATGGTTCGTATGGGTTTTGTGATCAGAACTCAAAAGGGTAGACTGCTTAGATCGGGATGTTGAAATAGTGAGGTCTAGAGCATGGATAAATCTAATTTATTAGTTCATGTAGCTTATAATAATAAATCAGAAGTAGAAATGGTAAAAAGATTAGCTGTCTCTTATGATCTTAAATATCATAGAGTACCGATAGATAAAAGCACATTTGATACAGCTGATTACATTAAATATGCTAAGTTAGTTGTGATATGGAATGGTATGCAACAAAGTGGCCCATTAGTTACTAATCTTTGTAAAATTAGAAATATACCAACAGTATATATAGAATGGGGTTTGTTACCTCAAAGCACAACATATTTAGTAGACCCAAAAGGATTTACAGGAAATTCAATATTATGCGAAGATATATCTTGGGTAAATGAAGAAGACCTTTTAAAATTATATGAGACTAGATTAGATTTACAAGAAAAATACCCTTTGAGTGATCGAGGATATGTATTAGTACCTTTGCAAATAGAAAACGATACACAAATATTGCAATATACTAAGTACAGGAACATGGATGAATTTGTTAGAGATATTGAATACATGTATCCTAACAATAGGATTATAGTTAAATCTCACCCAAAATCTAGAGCAAAGAGAAATTTTAATAAAGCAGTCATGTCTACAGAGCCAGATTTTTTAAAATTAGCCTCACAAGCATCTATAGTAGTCGGACTAACTTCTACAACTCTATGCGAAGCAGCTATCTTAGGTAAACCTGTTGTATCGTTAGGGGAACATGCTTTAAATAAAAACGATCTGAGAGATAGAGACAAGGTGCTTGCTGGAATGTTAGCATTAAATTTAGACAGAAAAACAGGTAACATGAGATCTATACTAGATAGATTTAATTACAAGTTAGCAGTTTATTAAGCACCGTGTCTTACATAAGGTACTTCTAAATTAATTAGTTCATTACTATTATCTGTTACTTTAACAACATTCTCTCGAGTTTTTTTACCCGTATGACTTCTAGTTAGTTTAGCTTGATTCATTACGTTGTTCCCAAAGCATCTATTTAGATAACTGGGCCATCCTTTTAAAATAGAAATATCATAACTACTAAACCTAGTCCTGATTGTTGGAGATATTTCTTCTCTGAACACATGATCTCTATTTCTGTATCCACGCCAGTATGGTATAAATCTATTTGGTTTATTTTGAGAAGGGACATGCAGAGGAAATATGTCGCAACAGTTGCCTACTATCGGTTCTCCGTTATTGTAAGGCATATTGTGTTTTTTAAATAACATCCTGTTGCTTTTGATAAAAATAGGTACTGGAGTTAATAGTCTAGGATTAGATTCCTTGTATATGTGGGTTACATATTTTCTACTACGTTCTACAACAAGATTACAGCCTTCTCTATTTAATTCTTTTAAAAAGTTTTCTTGATACATCTTCTCGTATTCATTTTCATAGAAAACCATTATGTCAAGATCGTCATCCCAAGGAATCAGTCCCTTGTGTCTTACAGCACCAATTAAGGTTCCTCCAGTAGCAGAATAAGTTATTCCAAAACTAGTAAATACATTGTCTACAATTTTCATAATATCATATAGCACTGAGGCATGTTCAATACTTATTAGAAAATTATATTTTTGTTGTGCTTCTGGGTATAGAATCATATATATTTTTTTATAATTTTTGTGTCTGGTATCATTATTAAATTATTGATAAAATACATATCTTTATAAGATAAGTATTCAGAATCTTTACTATTTATAATACACGAAACGAAATTAGATATTTCATATCTTAAACCATCTCCTGCAAATTTGTATGTAAACTTTTCGTTTTTGTTAGTGTCTTCATATCTTATCTCGAACTCTTTAGTTTTCCACCAAGGGGCGGCGCAATAAATATAACCATCTGTTCCTGTAATAATCAAGTGTCCTTCTTTTTTAGCACCAATACCGACAGCCAGAATAGCAAAATTTTTCTCGTACTCTAACTCAAGTTGTGAAAATATATCTACTTTACAATCATTATAGTATCTAACATTGCGAAAACTTTTTATTTCATCTCCCATTAATTTAGTAGCAGCTAACAAAGGATAGCTCATTAATTCATTATGTGATCCACCGTGAGGTAATTGATATTCTCTTAGGTTGCAATCAGATTTTATTAGTTTAGTAAAACTAGCTTCTAACTGAACAATATTACCAATAAGACCACTCTTTGCAAAAGCTACTAGTTTATTAAAGCCATCGCAGAAAGCTGTTTTAATAGCTTCTAAAAATATTAAATTTTTTGAAACTGCAAGATTTCTTAATTCTTCAAGCTGTACCGAAGAACATAGTAAGGGCTTTTCGCACAACACATGCTTACCCAACAGTAGAGATTCTTTCGCGTGATAATAGTGAGTGTCATGAGGGGTGGCTATGTATACAGCATCAACAAGCTGACACATATCTTTAAATACAGAAAACGATTTATCTATGTCGTATTTTTCGGCAAATGCATTAGCTTTGCTAATTGATCTACCGCAGACAGCAACCAACTCAGCATTACTGACATATCTTACCTCTTCTACAAACCTGCTTGCTATGCGTCCTGCACCTACTATACCTATCTTTATTAAAGATTCACTATTTCTAATTTGAGTACTAGAAATATTTTTTGTTCTAGGTAAATATTTTACTTCACAATACTCTTTCAAATAGTCAAACTTATTAAGCCAGTCAGAACCTATAACAAATAAATCAACATTATATTTCTTAATATCAATTATTTTTTGACCTACATATTCCTCAACAATTATCATATCTACCAAACCAGTTTGTTCAATATTTTTTATTCTTTTATGAAGAGACTGCGAAACATTTAATTTATCTCGGTTTTTATCGTATGCAGAACTTGTGACTCCTACTATTAAGTAGTCTCCCAAATTCTTAGCTTTCTGTAATAGGTTTAAATGACCTTGATGCAATACGTCAAAAGTACCATAAGTTATAACTGTTTTTTTAGACATTATAGTTTAGGCAGTCTAATACGCGTCCATTATTTTTAGTCCAAGATTTAGTGGAGATATCAAATGTATCAACAGTAAAAGGCATATTTTCATCTATATGTACGATATTAGTTAAAGCCCCGCAGTAGTTAAATAATAAGATTTTTTTATCTCTAATAGACCAAAATCTTTCATTTTTGTGTGAATGATAACATATACCATTAGAAGATATATTCCCGTCTGAATATAATTTAATATGTCCAAACGTATTATTAAATACACGAGATCTGTGAGTATGATGACTATATAATAATGGATAATTTATTAAATAACTATATTTAATATTATCGATATATCCATAATTTGTGAATAAGAATCGCCATATTCTTTCAAAGAAATACCCCTCCATAGGACTAATATGATGATCCAACAAGCTAATAGCATGTTCATAAAAAGATAAAGGGTGTTTTAGGATTGCTTCTTTAGATACTCTAAACACTCCGTTTAGTGTTGATCCTGTTGAGATTAATTTATTAATGTCTTGTTGATCAAATTCAACAAATAAATCTTTACAAATTTTTATCCAAGGAACTTTACGAGTCCCTGCTGCCGTATATGGAAATTGTCCAGGTCTAATACCAATAAAATCATATAAAAAACTATTTAAAAATATTTCTATTGCATTTGATCCTTGTTCTTTTGTGGCATGTATAAAGTGATCTTTCGGATGATACTGACTAAATAAAATTTCGTTGGGTAAATTATGGTAATTTTTTATGATATAGCTAATGTAAGTATGACTTTCTCGGCCTACGTTGGGTAGTATATTTTCTCCAGAATATTTATTATAAATAATAACATCGTACTCATTATCAACTAGAGTATTGTACCAGTAGTCATCTCTTTCTTTAAATCTAGATAAAACTGCTGTCTTCGTCACTATACCCCACCGTTTCTCTTATGATATCTTCAGATTCTAAGCAGGTATAATATATTTCGTATACTATACTGTCTTCAATAGCTTTAAACTGATGAAATAGCCCTGGTTTAATAATAGATGACTGAGTATCAGTTAAAATAGTTTTGTCTGTTAAATCGTAATCTTTCTGCCATATACATACCTCTATCTTGCCACGCTCAACAAAAAACATATTATGCTTATGCACATGGTAATGTTTAGAGCATGCTCCTCCTTTCTTAATCTCTAATCTATGTATTTCTACATTGTTACGATTAAAAATAGGACTTGTTTGACCCCATACCTTACCTTGTATATTAGCCATTAATATTAACTTTCTTGGTGTATTTTATATAAAGGAGTTTTAATTATGAAATATATATTAATTTTAATACTTAGCTTATTTGCTTTATCAAATCAAGCATACAGTAAACCACCTATATTCACGGATGAATATAATGTTGCGCAAAAAATCTCTAAAGAACTAAAACTAGACATTATAATAGTGTTTGGTGCTGATTGGTGCAAATATTGCAAATTATTAAAAAAAGACTTAACTCTTAATCAGCAAAAAATATCTGATAAAATTTTTCTATTTATAGACACAGATAAACAAAGTGATATAGCCAGTAAATACAAGGTTAAATCTATACCTGCTTCTTTTTATATCAAAAATAATAAAACTATATCTAATAAAACAGGTTATAATAATATAACTAATTATTTGAATTGGATTAAAGATGCAAGCAACGATTAATATTATTGTTATAATAGCTTTAGAAATAGCTATTTTTGTTTTAGGGGTATATGTAGGTAAGCATATCTTAGGGGGCGATATTAACTCTTTTCAGAAGCCGGAGAGTTTTTTGAAAAATCAAGGACAGAAAAAGAATAAAAATCAATTATCTATAGACGATACTAAAGTAGTTTTAAAGATTGATACTGGAGGTATGGAAAAGAAATTTAAAGATATTGGTAAGACTAAAGTAGCTGAAGATGATATATCATCAGCAGTCAATAAATTAAAAAACATGAAAGGTAACTAATATGAGTAAAGGTTTAGATGTAGGTACTTCTTTTATTATTATGTCGTCACATAAAAAAGATAGTATAGTATTTAAAGATTTTAGAGATGCTTTTTATATAATTAAGCCATCTACTCCCATAGCAAATAAAATGATAGAAAAAGGATTGAAAGGTAAAGTTTTCGTCAAAGATAAAGACGGATCATTTATTTTATTAGGTAAAGACGCTATTGAAAAAGCTGTAGAAAGAAATGAAACTGCTCGTCGGCCTATGTATAGAGGTGTGGTTTCAGTCAAAGAAAAAGACGCAAAAAGAATCTTAGCGTATATACTGCAAGAAGTAGTCGGAGAAGCATCAGAGCCTAACGAGAAACTCGTGTTCTGCGTTCCTGCACAACCTGTAGACCAAGAAGATGACGACTTTGATGTAGGTTATCATGAAGATGTAGTTAAAACTATTTTATCAGAAGTAGGATACGATGCTAGATCTGTAAATGAAGCAGAAGCATTGTGCTATGCTGAATTAGAAGATAGTGATTATACAGGAATAGGTATTAGCTGTGGTGCTGGGATGACTAATGTATGTGTGATGCTAAATGGTGAACCAACAGTAGTCTTCAGTACTACTAAGTCAGGCGATTGGGTAGATCGTATGAGTGCTGTAGCGACAGGAGAACCTGACAGTGTTGTTCAGGTAGAGAAGGAAGCAGGTGGTTTTACTGTTGGCGAACCTAATGATAATCATGTACTAAGTGCTGTAGCGTCTTACTATGAAAGATTAATAGAATACACAGCCAAACAACTATCGTTTGCTTTACAGGGACATAAAGCATTACCTAAATTTAAGCATCCTATAAAAATTGTAGTAGCTGGTGGTACATCTCAAGCAGATGGATACATTAGTAAATTAAATGAAAAATTATTAGAATCAGATTTTCCTCTGGAGATAGAAGTAGTCAAGCACGCTGACGATCCATTGCATTCTGTATCAAAAGGTTGTTTGATAGCAGCTTCTATATTAGATTAATGTGGCCATTTAATAAAAAAATTCGCTATGCCGTTCGTTCTCCCGGATGGTCGGCATTACGCAAGAAACATGTAGAGAAACAACCCTGTTGTCAAGCGTGTGGCTCTTGTAAAAAACCAGAAGTACATCATATTGTACCTGTGCATTTAGATCCATCTAAAGAATTAGACCCGAACAATTTAATTACTTTGTGTGATAAATATTGTCATTTTATTTTTGGTCATTTAATGAATTATAAAAGTTGGAATAAAGATGTTATAGAAGATTCTAATGCATATTGCGAAAAAATAAAAAACAAACCCTTCAAATGAAAGGGGTATACTATGAAATACCTTGCTTTGATATTATTGCTTCTACTTCCTATGCAGGCTTATTCCGGTACTATTGACCCTAGTGTTTCCGATGCTAAGTATGTTGAGTATGGAAAAAAATATGAATGTGTTTTACCTATCGTCGGCGTGTTGGGCGATAAATTAAATAGTCAATTTAGAGCATCTTGTGTAGTAATAGATGAATATCATATATTAACCGCAGCGCATATTGTGCATGATACTATTACACAACATGTCTTATATAATAATAAAGCATATCCTTGTTCTTTAGTGGCCGTACACGGTAACTATGAAGCTAATAATATAGGTTATAATGATATAGCTATAGCAAGATTAGCTAGGCCATTAAAACTAGACTTTTATCCTGAACTATATTCCGATAAAGATGAAGTAGATAAAGTTTGTGGATTATCTGGCTGGGGTCATCATGGAGACTTTAATACAGGATGGATAAGTAGTACATTCGACAATACTAGGCGTGCCGGTTCTAATATTATTGATGGTACAGATAAAAATGTATTAAAATATTCTGTACATACAGGAGAGAAAACTACACTAGAGTTTTTAATATGTCCAGGTGATAGTGGAGGTGGATTATTTATAGATAAAAAATTAGCTGGTATTCATTCTTATGTTTATGCTACAGACGGGAAAAGTGATTCTGATTATGGTGACGTAGGGTGTAGTACTAGAGTGAGTGATTATATAGAATGGGTAGATAAAACTAAACAACTTATTAAAGAAATAATAGAAAGTGATAAAAATGTTTTTTAGAAAAAAAAATGCTAAACTATTGCCTCATATTAGAGAAGATATACATGGATATAATGCACAAGCGGGGCAGGTGCTTGGGTGGGAGATCAAAAAATTACACATAAATCATCACTGGACTTTGACAGAAGGAGAAGGTGTTAAGGTTGCAGTAATAGATACTGGATGCGATTTAGATCACGACGACTTAAAACATAATTTATTACCGGGTAAAAATTTTATTTCAGAAAATAAACAACCTAGAGATGATAATGGTCATGGTACTCATGTAGCTGGCACTATAGCAGCTACCAATAATGGAGTGGGTATGGTTGGAGTGGCTCCTAAAACAAAAATTGTGCCTATTAAAGCACTAGACAAAAAAGGTGGGGGTAGCACTCAGGTAATAGCTAGAGCTGTTGAATGGGCTGTTGATCAAAGAGTGGATTTTATTACTATGTCTTTAGGTTCTGGTCACATGGATCCTAATTTACAACAAGCTATTAATTATGCCGAAGCGATGGGTGTGGTAGTATTTTGTGCTGCTGGAAACAGTGGGCCTAATGTAGATATAATGTATCCTGCCAAATTTAATAACACTATCAGCATTGGTGCTATAGATAATAAATTTAATAGAACACGTTTTAGTTGTAGTGGAGAAAGTTTAGATTTTATGGCTCCTGGGCTTAATATTTTTAGTACAGTCCCTAATAATAGGTATGCGATAATGTCTGGGACTAGTATGAGTAATCCATTCGCTACAGGTTGTGCAAGTTTATTGTTATCTTATAATAAGAAACATAAAAAATATAACTTAACAACATATCAAGACTATGTTAACTTTTTTAAGAGACATACAATCCAAATATCAAATCCTGCACACAGGACTAAAAGATATCAAGGATATGGTATTATGAATTTAAAATTAGTTTAACGTATATTCATAATAGAATCAAAAACATCATCGGTGTAATTACGTTTATGCCGATGATTAGTTTTTCGCCTATCTCTTTTCAAGGTTTCTTCCAACAGTCCGTATGGATTAGGTAAAAAATCATTGCCTGTCTCTATTACATGCTTATAGTACCATTTAGAATCAATATAGGAATATCTAAAAATATTACCATAGGCACTATTAGGCACAGGAATAAATTTGTTGGAAGTATTACATGAGCCATCAGGACATTGAGCAAAACAAGCTGTGACATTACAAAAAAAGAATGCCAATATGTAAAAATTTGTTTTCATAATATGTATTATATATACAAACAGTGATGTAGTCAAGCGTTAAATTTTAAATTGATCCTTAAATATTTTATAAAAACATTTAGTGCTAGTGTCTACATCTAAAGAACAGGGTTCATTAGGTATGTCGTGATACCAGCTAGAAAAATAAAATCTATCATATAAATCCGGATGATTAGAAGAAGTGCAAGATAATAGATCTTCCTCTAGTGTTAATATTCTATTTTCTAAGCATTTAATTAAACCGTCATCAAAATCTGATAGTACGCTTTTGATTATATCAGCATTACCTCCCAGCAAACCTCCTACAACATATCCTACAGATTTATTGTCTGGATCTAATAA